TTATGCATGTTTAGCTTTAGCAACATGTTTAGGAATAATCGTATCTAGACTAGCATCAATCTTTTCATCATAGCGTGCTTTATATTCGTCAATCAAGTATGCGTATACACGCGACGTAGTACCGATATCAGAGTGTCCAAGTCTTTTTGATATAACGTATAGATCAACATCGTTAGCGAGTAGGAACGCAACGTGAGAGTGTCTCAGGCTATGGAAGTGGAATCCTTTACGTTCGATGTCTAAATCTTTTAGGCATTCTCGTAATTTTTTGTTAACAGCATTGGAGCTTGGTATTTGTCCGTTCTGATTCATGAATACTAAACCGAGTTGATTTGAGTTTGCTTTTTTTAGTGGTTTTAGCAAATCAAGAAGTTGCTGATTGACCCGAATGGTTCGGACTGAGCTTTCATTTTTAGTGGGTTTGAAGCCGCCGCCTTCTTGGTAGTTCCAAGCCTTGTTAATCGAGATTGTTTTGAAGTTAAAATTAATATCTTTCCAAGTTAATGCCATGATTTCGCCTAAACGGGCACCAGTAAGCATGGCAGTTAATATCATATAACGCGATGTATATCGAGTAGATAGACCGGCCACTAGGTATTCGCCCAATGCGTTTATTTCTGCCATGTTAAGATATTCAACCTTCCACGTACGAGACTTGTCAAATGTAAGGATGATATCTTTTGTGAAGTCTTTAGGGATGACATCTTCATAAACAGCGTTACGGACTGCTGCTCGAATGTGAGCATTGGTTTTTCTAACAGTACCCTTAGCGTGTACCTTGCCATAAGCGTTAATAAAGCGCTGATAGTCGCGTCTAGTAATATCTTTAATACAAGTACCGCCAAAGTAGTCTTGAATGTCCTTAGACGTCAATTCATAGCGATAGGCAGTAACGCTTGATATATTAGGTTCACGGTAGGTATGGAACCAGTCTAAGAAGTATTCGGTTAGGGTTTGATTGGCACCTAAGTCTACACCAGTTTGTTTCTCAGTTTCCAATTGACTAGCATAGAGAGTAGCTTCGCGCTTAGTCTTGAATCCTGACTTTTGTTGTGTCTTGAAGTTACCGTCGGCATCTTTGTAGCTAATACGAATCCGCCACTGATCACCGTGTTTTTGAATGCTTGCCATAATAAATTCCTCCTTGTGATATACTAGAGGAGCTAAAAGGGCGTACTAGTCCCCTCTAGTGAATAATTCAGGTTGGCGCATCCATCTTCTTGGCGGGAGTGGGATGTGCCTTTTTTATTTAATTGTACATGAGCATATTTGTATATGTTTTATTATTAACGGTAGGGCCTTCTTTTGAAAGCTGTTTATTTGTGAAAACATGGTTGTTCCCGGCCACACTACCATCTACGTAGTAAGAAGTAGAATTATCGAAGAAATCACTAGTACCAACTGCTAGGTTATTGTTAACATTATCAGACTTGAAATAGATAGCGAATAAGGTGTCACCTGAAGCCTCTTTCTGGATGAATCCAATACCCTTGCTACTGTCTGTGTTATGAATAACCTTCATAATATTTTCAATATTGCCAATCATTTTTTGAGTCTGTGACTGATTTTTAATATTGAATCCAGTAGTAGTAACAACCAATCCTAACTTCGAATCAGTATTGATTGATTTGATATATTTACTTGCTGCTGGTTTTTCTTTTGAAAGCGCCGAGATTACGTTACTAGCATTACCTGAAATATTAACCGTGTCATTTTTGGATGAACTTGGACTATCATCATTAGTATTAGTCGTAGCGGAGCTGTCGTAGTTTTCTTTTTTTGAATTATAAGTCGCCATTAAGCTCTGTCTAGTTTTAGAATCATCAATTGTGTAGATTTCATCTCGAACTGATTCATATTGTGAAATCGGAGTGTCTAAACGTAAATTGGCCAGTTCCTTTTTTACTGATTTTTCTATCTTAGCGTCTCTGTGCTGCTGATCTATTTTATTGACTGCAACCGTTGTGCCACCAACAACAGCTAAAAATACGAAAATCATGAGCCCACGTATTAACTTGGTATCTTTAAGAAAAGGAATCTTAAAGCGTTGTGTCCCATATATACCTAGTAATATGAATAGAATACTTGCAACAAGAGTGGGTATGGAACTAAATGAGGTAATCAAAACAAGAGCACCTAGGATTATCAAGATCCAACCCCACCAGCTTTTTTTAGAAAAAATGAAAATTATTGACACGATTATAGCAATTATGAAAGCTAATTCTCCAATCATTAAAACTCCTCCAAAATATTATTCCCCAACATAATCCCCATGAACTTAAATCTAATTCACAGCTTTTAACGATATCCGTTCTGGTCATAACAACTTAATGTTTTTACTACTGAGATAGAATAGTGGATTTCATAAGCTAAAAGCACCAGTGTTAATTTTTATGCCAAGAGCATCTTCAGCGATGTTACGGATGAATAGTTGTTGCTTAGGTTCCAAACAATATGCATCACTGAAACGTGTTACATCGAAGTCTTGTGGTTCAATGCCACTCTCGTTAACGTAATTCTTAATCATAATGTAGAAGGCACCGTGGTTGGCACGGGATTCAATCTTACTATTGGAAACCATGCTAGTGTCTATGAGTGGCTCTATACTGTCGTCTAATAAGCAGTGATAGAATTCGTGACACTTAACAAACGTGGGAAAGCTAGTCTTTTCATTAATGAAAAAAGTTCGAGTGAGAGGAATAGAGTAGCCATTAATATTATCTGGCAAGCCGCTAGTTAAATGGTAGGTTATACCATAGTGACTAATTAGACGATCAGGGTCCCACGTACCTAATGTTTGCATATCGGTTAACGCTTCGTCCAAAGTATCATAGATCATCTAATCACTTCATTCCTTATTAATTTTATTTCCATCGTTACCGTAACCACCATACTGACGCAAGCGGTCTTGACCTTCCTTACTATTAAGGTAGGTTGTTACTAGTGCACGAATCGCTGCTTTATCTTCATCGGATAAGGCGTGATCACGTGATGTTAGCATTGCTGAATCGTTAACTATATCTTCCACGTCAATATGTTTAGGATCATCAGTTTGTTGTGTGTCATCGTTTCCAAGAAGATAGTCAACCGAAACGTGAAAGTAGTTTGCAACCTTTTGTACTTTATCAATTGTAGGTTTTTTTGTATTCCAGCGATAAATCGTATTTTCGCCAAACCCTAATTGCAGTGCTAGTTGCTTTAAAGACAATCCTTTACTTGCAGCTAGCTCTTTTATAATTGCAACGGTGTCCATAGTGAGTCATCCCTTCAAAGTGGTATAGAAAGCACAAAGTATCAAAAATGGTATTCTTATGTTGACAAGTACCACATATGGTATTAAACTATGGTCATAGGTTAAAGAAGTTATTTAACACAAAATCATAGTAATATGAAAATGCCAATTATTTCAGACCGGACAGTTAGAAACTATGGCTTATTTCTTTATGCCTATATAGTACCACTTGTGGTACTAGACTGCAATAAAAATATCATATAGGGGAGGCATGAATATGAGCGGACTTGTAAATAACATAAAAAAATTAGCGTTAGCAAATCATCTAACAATTGAAGATGTTGGTAAAAGTTCAGGGGTTGGCGAAAAAGTTATTTATCGTTGGGATAGAATCCCACCTAAAATAGCGACCTTGAAAAAGGTTGGTGACTATTTGGGGGTTGATTACAGATTGTTGTTACCACCTGAAGATGAAAAAACGAAAGGAATGATCTAAATGAACGAATTACAGCAGGTTAAATACAACGGTGATTTGATTTTAACTACGGAGCAGTTAGCTGATTTTTATGAAACGACAGTTAATCGTATTATTGACAATTTTCATGAGAACAAAGATAAGTTTTTAGAAGGCAAACACTATTACATCTTACAGGGCAATAAACTCAAGGAGTTTAAGAGGGTCATCGGAAATTCCGATAAGCCTCTAATTAATAAATATACTAGCCAATTAGTTTTATGGACCAGACAAGGTGCTAGCCGACATTCAAAAATGCTGGGTACTGATAAGGCTTGGGATATGTTCGATGTACTCGAGGAAAACTATTTTAATCCACAACAAGTTAAAATTCCGACCACGCCGCGTGAGTTAGCAAGGCTAGCATTAGAAGTTAATGAAGAAACTAACGTGCGTATAGACAGCGTTGAGAAGGATATCAAGGAATTGCGGGATGATTGGGTGCTTACTCCGGGTGAGTATAACTACATTGGTAAGCGAGCCTCACGGCAGGTAAACGAGTACGCAAAGGTTCATTCGTTCATCACTAACAGCAAGCAGCGTAGCCTCTTATTCAAAGATATTAACCGGAGCATTAATGAAGTCGCGGGAACGAAAACTCGTTCACAATTACGTGCAAAAGATTTCAATATGGTAGACGAGTTAATTACCGATTGGCAACCATCCGTGTCAACTGTTCAGATTATTAAGCGAATGAGTGATGAGGCTGATGGTCAAATGAACCTAGATGTTGATGACAAAGAGGAGGAATAGTCATGGAATATGAAAATGTGCGTGTAGCGTTGAAATTCTTATTAGATTACAACGATTCAAAATTAAATCCTAATTTGAAGACGCAATATAACAACGGTGGTTGGGTCGCGAGTGCAGCCAAGGATGTTCAAAAAGTCAATTATGAGTCTTAGTGAACATTGCTGACTTACTCGGTATGAGTGATTTGTATTTAGGTAATAACGAAGTTAAAAGTAAGGAGGACATGTTATGCAAGCACTTAAAGTAGCAGCCACTCCAATGCATATTGCAAACATGGATCAATATGTGTTGGTTGATACGGATGCGTATAACAAATTATTGGACCAGACTATGAACGGCCGTACCTGGACTATGGCAGATTTACGAATCTGGTGTGGTAATAAGTCGATTGACTGGTTAAAAAAGAACATTCTTGAGAATCCAAAATACAGTCGTGAAATTGGACGTATGGAGAACCAAGGGCAATTAATTCATAAAGGATATGGTAGCGCGTGGAAGTTCAAGGCCAATGTGATGGCGGCGTTCTTGGAAGATCACTGGGAAGAATTACCGTGGTAGGAGGAAGAACAATGATTATATTACCGAATTGGGTAGCAGTAGTGATATTAACATGGGCGCTAACAACGCTGTGGTGCAAACGTCACAAGATTAGTAGTTGGTTTGGAATTTAGGAGGCAGCAATGTTAGTAAATAAATATTATATGTACACCTTATTAGAGCGAGCTAAAAATCGTGTAGGCCACGATGGCTATATCGAACTTAATGCAATCTTCAATGCAAAATATCGAGAAAAACGAAGTAAGGAGATATTCTCAAGTGTTTTCTTCTTGGGAGTCAAGAAACACCAATATCTTGATCGTAATCTATGGAATCAGGTTGAAGCAAAAGAGCGTTTTGAACAAATGGATAAAGAATTGGATTTATTGCGAGGCATGACACCACGACAGCTCTTACGTATTTTTCCGATTGATAAAACATATGACAAGACGGGTGATGTTAAAGACTATAGAACGACTGTAAAGATGTTAGACACGTATGGGATGGACACTAGAATTGACAGTGTTGTTGACTTTTTATGGGATTACTCGAACTGGGATTTACGCATATACCTAGTTGATTATTTAACTGCACTAGATGATTTAGAAAAGGAAAATGGTAAGTCAGGAATGATCGAGCAATTTTTAACTAATGAGGGTATGACACATGATTAAACGGTTGCAAGGTGTTACTAAAACGCTTGGTTTAAAGGCCAAAAATGAGACAATCATGGATTTAGAACTTCATTGGTGTAATCCACATGAGGTTCCGAACCAATTGAAAGCAATGGGGGATAACCTCAGTTTTGCTGATTGCCAATGTGTGTTGATGATACTTGGTTTACGAAAAGCCGAGTCATGGTTTATTAATAATAATTTACGGCAGTATGGTTTGTCACTTGATGAGTTTACAGAGTCGTTGAACAAGCTAAAACGTCATGATGTCTTAGATTATAAGTATACGCAGACATCGGCAAGACACGTAAAAGGCTGGATTCTAGCTTAAAGGAGGTTAACCAATGGCACAGCGAAGAATGCTAAGTAAGCAAATTACGGAGACAGATATGTTTATGGACTTGCCTTTATCATCGCAAGCACTCTATTTGCACTTGATTATGAATGCTGATGATGACGGGTTCTTGGGTAATGCAAAAACTATTTTAAAAATGGTTGGCGCTAGCAATGATGATTTTAAATTACTAATTGCTAAACAGTTCATCATTGTATTTGATGATGGCATAGCTGTAATAAAGGATTGGCGGATTCACAATTACATCCGTAAAGATAGATACCATTCAACCATGTATGTGAATCATAAAAGTGAGCTGACAGTAGATGAAAGCCAATCATATCAGCAAGTTAGTGATGGTATGACATTTGGTATACCAGATGGCAACCAAATGGATACCGAGGTTAGGTTAGGTAAGGTAAGGTTAGGTAAGGGTAATAAAGAACATAGTACGGCTGACGCCGAACCGCTCGACTGGCAGATTGTCATTGATTACCTTAACAAAAAAGCTAAAAAGCATTTTAAACACACTGATGCTAATAAACGAGTGATTATGGCACGTTTTAAAGACGGTGACTTTACTGTGGCTGACATGAAGCAAGTTATTGATAATCAGTGCTCTAAATGGCTTAACGATCCACAAATGAATCAGTATCTACGACCATCTACTTTATTTCAAGCATCTAAATTTGAAGGATATCTAAATAATCAGCCATCAAATGAAAATCAACCAGAATCGCGAGAGGACTGGTTTGGATGAAAAAGGCACTCTTTGATCCTGAGAGACTAGCTAAAATAATTGCGGATAAGAATATTGATGTGAGTAAACTACCAACCAAGGAGGAGCTAGATCAGCAGACTTTGGTTAAAGCTCAGCAGGCTGTGAAAATCAACCATCAACGATACTACTACTCGATGTCAGTGTGGTCAGGTAATATTCCTCTACGGTTTAGGTTCGATAATTGGGATATACAGAAGCAACCGAATGTCGAACGAGCTAAGGCCTTAGGAAATCAAGCTTTTGTACTAACCAAGGAGCTTAAAGATACTCAGTTTAACGTAATTTTATCGGGTGACCGTGGTGTTGGTAAAACCTCACTTGCTCTGGCAATTATGGACCAATTAAAGCAATCCGGTCAGACTGTGATGTTTGTTTCAACGGCTGAATTACTACGACTGGTCAATGACAAGTACGAGGCCCCTGATGTCCGTACTCGTTTAATTGAAATTACTAGGGCGATGAAGTCGGTAGATGTATTGGTATTGGATGACTTTGGTACTGAGGGCGGTAAGCCTAGCGATAGGGGCCGATACAAGTCAGTTCATAGTGACCTACAAGCATTGATATATCAAGTTGCCAATGCTCGCTGTGACTTTGAACATAACGAGGTCAAGCATACGACTATCATCACGACTAATAATAAAAAGAAGCAGCTTGAAGACATGTATGATCGAAAGACAATTGATCGATTATTTAGCAAAGTAGCAGGTCATCAGTTGTTATTCGATGAAATGGAAGGAGTACGTAATGTATGACTTGTAAAAGTAGTACTACGCCTGTTATGGGTATTCACTTGCATGATATACACAGTATGGCAAGCAAGTTAGAGACGTTAACTAAGAATCAACAGTTAGACCAGAATGATATTAAATCGATTTTGATAGTCATTGATTTGAATCCTGAGCCGATGTCAATTGACGATGAGCTTGAAAGTTCCAAACTGACTAGAAAAGAATTTGCAAAATCTATCAAGAAACTCGCAGAGCTTAAACTTATTGACTGGGATTTTAATTGGTGAACTTGCTGACATTTTTCTGGGTATTAGAGAGGATGTGAAAAATGAATATAGAGGATGAAGCGGACAAGTTACGATCTTTGAACAATAAAGTGGTTTCTATCCGTAGTCATATTAATTTCATCTAAACTGACAAAGGTAGCATCAAGGCGAACAGTATTGAGAATGTTTGCTTGATTCTGGAACACGACCCGCTGCTTAAAGGAAAATTCGCGTATAACGAGTTTAGTTACGAAACAGAGTTCATGAAAGATTCTCCGGAATTAATGCTAGAACACGGCCCGTTGCAGGATGAGTTCACGCCAGCAGTTCAACGATATATCGAACGAAAGTACAAAGTCATGTTCACGCCGAAGTTAATTGATGCGGCAGTGGTCGAAGTATCGCGCCGAAATGTGTTCAACCCGGTCATCAACTATCTGAAAAAGTGCCGGACTGATTGGGACGGTAAACATCGGGCAGCCGACTTCCTCCCAATTTATCTAGGTGTTGAGCGTTCAGAAGTGACGACCTTACAAACGAAACTATTCTTTGTTGGGGCGGTGGCCAAAGCTTTCAAACCTGAAACTAAGTTTGATTTTGTTCTGGATTTAGTCGGTGGCCAAGGTACCGGTAAAACTACGCTTCTAAAGCGTATGGCTAACGGATGGTATACCGACCAGTTTACGGATTTTGAGAACAAAGATAATTACGGGAACATGATCCGCGCTTTGATTGTAAATGATGATGAAATGACTGCCACGAAGAACAGTAGCTTTGAAGTGTTGAAGAAGTTTATCTCAGCAGAAAAGTTGGAGTATCGACCACCATACGGAAAGCATCAAGTAAGACGATATAAAAATTTTGTCATTGCTCGGACAACCAACGAAGTGACCTATCTAAAAGACAAAACAGGTGAACGACGTTTTATGCCGATGATGGTACATCCCGAAAAAAAGGAAAAATCACCAGTTACGGATTTAAATCAAAATTTGATTGATCAGTTATGGGGCGAGTTTGTTAGCTATTATTTTAATGGTTTTGATTTTGGATTAACTAGCGAGCAGGAACAAGTCTTATCAGGTAATCGTGAGCAATTTATGTATATTGATGCGGAAGAAGATGCTATTGAAGAGGCGCTGGCACAAATCAAAGATGATTTTGTAATGAGCAGAGATATTGCCTTTAAAATGGGTGGTATCGATATTACGACAAATCGGAAGTTAGCTAACAAGATTAAATACGTGATGGATAATCATAAAGACTGGAAGGCAACTAGAAAGCGCGTTGATGGCATTCCAAGGCGTGGATATAAGCGCGTGTAGTCAGTGAAGTCACATCGTGGTCAGTTGAGCGACTACGGCTAACTCCTAGAGCCACGGGCAATACAGTATAATGTATACTCTACTTCTTCTTATTATTTTATATAGGGTAATAGGTATAGGGGTAAGGTATAAAGAAGTCGAAATCACGTGACTACGTGGCTACATTGAGTGTACTCTTACGGCGCCAAGGGATTGGATAATCTTAAACTGAATACACGTGGTCACTAATATCAGACATGGCTAAATATTAATATAGAAATGATGAATTTGGGAGGATTAAGTATGGATCAAAAATTAGTTCAGCAGATTACCAAGTTGGTGACGGAATTAGTCCGAGATGAACGAAAGCGACAATTTGCTAACGAGCAGACGTGGCGAGTCAAAAATACAAAGTTGCTACTGAAAAATTACGACATTCTAACAGAACATTCCAAAGAGATTGACACAGACATTGATCGGTACTTGAATGACGTTTTCTCTAAGGACGATCTTAAATTACGAAGCATAGCTGGCTATAAGGCTCGAACCAAGAAGATGATGGAGTACATCGATCTTATGCTGGGCTCGTATCATGAGTATGTGTTGAAGCGTGGGAGTGCAGCCAAACGTCGCTACTTTGTTATTAATAGCCTGTATGTTAATCCAGAAAAATGGACTTACTTAAAAATCGCGGAATATTTCGATGTTTCGGAGAAGACTATTAAGCGAGATGCACAGGAAGCTATCAGGGAATTTTCAATCTTTTTATTTGGTATTACAAGCTTAGAAGAGATGGTTAGTTAAATTGTCCCTTTCACGTTCTGACAATGTCCCTTTTTAGATGTTATATTAATAGCGTAAATGAGTGGGTTCAATCTTGAATCTGCTCATTTCGTCCTTTCTAAGTTGAATTACAGACTGGTAGTCGCTGTGGGCTAATTGGCTAAGCCACAATGGGAGTTGACCGCATAACGCGTGCTTGTGGTGGAATAGGTAGACACTTAGAACGTAAGAAAGTACACGTCTTGGTCATGGGAATGACGCGCTTAATAAGCTATGTCAGGAATGCGAACGAAGTAGCATACCCGTCGATGAGTTACTTTCATGCAGGGTGCAAATCATTACCAAGCACATTTTAGATAAATTGATGAAGCGTCGTGCTAATAAACAGTATGGCGTTTTTAGTTTGGAAAAAACGGAGGAAGAAAAATGATTAAACGAGACAATGACATCAGCTCGTTCATAAAACTTATGAATAATGAAATTGATTTTTACAAAGAAAAAAATAATCCTGACTGGACACCAGAAAAAAATTCAGGATTTAAGTCAGGACTATCATATGTCAGGAATCTATTAAAACGACTAGAAAAAGAAATAAACCGAGTATGAAGGCTTAAGATTTGAGTATGTCATTTACTCTATTTTTCCAGTTTTTATTATGAATCACACGCTCAATGCTAGTATCATCGAGATGTATTAAATCCAAGCGACTCTTTTGCGAAAATGTCTCCCAATCTTTCTTGAATATATAAAGAGCATTTCCATAATGAAAGTCTTCTAGAATAACATATTGATTAGTTAAAATCATTCCAAAATAACGGTTGAAACTGTTTTTACCATTAATATATGATTTTACATGAAAAGACTTGTCTGCAAAAAAATCAATTCTATCTTGTGTATCTTTTTCATTTTGAAAACTAGGTTTTACCTTTAAGGATATAATCTTTTTTATGTCACTTGTACCCACCGGTAATAGTTCCCAATCAACATCTACTGTGTCTACATTTTCGTTTGTATTTGTTGAAATGACATCAATTTCGTGCAAGTTTTCTTGCAGTAAGTTTATAAAGAACAGAAGATCTTGATTGAAGGTTGAATCAGTTCGATTTAGGGGCACATCAATAAGTACTTTGCACCTAAAATTATTATCAACACGTTTAATGTTTTTAAATGATAATAGAATATTTTTGGGGAATTCAGTTTTTTGGGGAAAAACTAGTTTGCTATGAACTACAGTATGAGTTCCTTTAGAGTAATCACCAAAGTTGGGACCCTCAATGGTCCAACTCTTTTGTACTTTGGGTTTGTTTCGTAAAGTTATGGAACGGCCTTCTATGTTTCGTCTTGAATAAGTTCCGACAGTTGCAGGTGGAAGAAATGAAAAATCTTCCAATTCATTTGTTTTATATTGAGAAGTGTTCAAAAGTGATGAAGAACGGAATTTGGCAAGTGATTCTTTGCTGAGAGTAGTTTCAATTGATACTAGAATCGTATCACTTTTGAATGAGTTGATCTTTGCAGTAACTTTTTTAGGCACTTTTCGAAAATGCTTTTGTTTGAAATTCATTGAATAGACACCCCTTTATTATTTAGTGTGGTTCCTGACACTGTTAATTGTATGCGAATATCCAGTTCATATCAATTAATTGTAGAGGACCAGTTGCACTTTTTCTATCAAAGAAAGCGAATGATTCCATTATGGAAGATAAAAGATGAGTTTCCGAATAGGAGTAGGCGTCAGCGCTTAGAATTCTCATGCCAAACAGCGTTCGTATTAGTGCACTGATATGGAATGCGAGTTTGCCAGTAATCTTAAACTGGTAGTCGACGTGTGCTTGTGGCGGAATAGGTAGACGCACAGTTAGGTGCGAGTAACGGGTGTTGGTTGACAACCAGTATGTCCACACATCATGTAGGGTGCAAATCCCTAAAGAGCACATTAAACGCATCCGTGGCTCCAAAACGGACAATCTCCAAACTGGCTCTCGCTTATTGGCGGGAGTTTTTGTATAGTTAGAGTAGTTTGGAGGAGTGATTATTAATATTAAAGGATTTTTAGAAGTTTTTAAATTAAGTAGGAAAAATAAGTTTTCTATAGCAATTGCAGCAACAGCAATTTTTGCCTTTAAAAATAGTATTAGTGCCTATGTTAAAGTAGGAAATTTTTATAATCTGTTTGGCATCTACATTGTGATTGTTGCTATAATTATGTGGGCACAACTTTTTTCGGATATTTGTGCATATGCTAAGAACTTTGCAACAGGCAAACGCCATTTGATCAGAGGAAAAAGGAAACTGCGTCAGTTAAATACTGGCGAGACCAAAATTGTTGAACGAATGTATGATAAAGAAGATCACATGCTGATGTTGGGGCGATCTAATACGGATGTGTTAGAGCTAATGGCTTTTGGTATTATATTGCAAACAGAAAGTATGAGCCCAGTAACAATTGAAAACATGGAAACCCCTAAAGTAGCATTTGTATTGCAGCCATGGGCAGCTAGATACTATAAAACTATCAGTGGAAAACAAGAGAATAGTTAGTGACGTTAGGAGCAGTCCGATATTGGGCTGCTCTTTTATTGTGAAAGTACAGGGAATATGGAAACAACTCAATACAGATAAATTAACGGAGGTGTGGTGGTATGTAATGGACTGGAAAAAGATTAAACATGAGTATGAAACGACTGATGTAACACTTAAAGAATTAGCAGAACGACATAATGTAAAGCCAAGTACATTACGGAGCCGTAAGAACCGAGAGCATTGGCAACATGCAACGAAAAAGATTGCAACGCGACGCAACAATGTTGCAACACCGGTAGTCGAACAATTAGAGGCAAACAGTGAGCTTACAGATAAGCAAAAACTGTTCTGTCTCTTTTATTTACAACGGTTTAATGCAACGGCTGCTTATCAAAAAGCGTATGGAGCTAAGTATGATGTTGCCATGGTGAACGGGTTCAAGTTGCTAAGAAATACTAAGATTAAAAAACAGCTCATTGAACTAAAGAAGCAACAGCGTTCCGAGTTGCTGGTAACGATTGATGACATCACTCACGAGTATGCTAAGCAGGCGTTTGCAAGCCTTGGAGATGTGCTAGATTACAAGGTTCAGGAAGTATCAGTGATGGATACCGAAGGCGGTAAGTTTCTCGATATGAATGGCAACTCAGTCAAAAAGCACGTTACTGACATCTACTTGAAGCCGAGTGATCAAATTGACTGGTCACTGATACAGGATATCCACCGCGGTAAGGATGGCTTGGTGGTCAAATTGTACGACAAGCAGAAAGCATTGGATAGCTTGACTAAGTTAGTAGGTGCTGACGAAGACGAAAATGATGCGACGATGATTGTTGACGATATGAAAGGTGATGATAGTGCTGACGACTAATAGGACTAAACGACCTCGGCTAATCATTAAGTTGTCTGATATCATCAATCCGCATTATCGTAAGATGTGGAATACAAAATGTCCCTACGTTATTGCTAAGGGTGGCCGTGGGTCGTTCAAGTCGTCCACGATTAGCCTTAAATTAGTGTCACTAGTCAAACGTCAGATACAACAAGGTCACAAGGCTAATACTGTTTGCATCCGTGAGAATACGGTTAACTTGCGTGATTCGGTGTATGGACAGATTCAATGGGCTATCGACATGCTCCATTTGACCAAGGAGTTTAATTACTCAGTGTCACCTATGCGAATTACCCACAAGCGAACTGGTTCAGCGTTTTATTTTTACGGCGGAGACAAACCAGAAAAGCTTAAATCAAATACGATTGGTGACGTGGTAGCGCTCTGGTATGAAGAAGCAGCTAATTTTAAGTCTGCTGAAGTGTTCGACCAAACTAATCCCACATTCATCCGTCAGAAGTCGCCGTTTGTAGATCAAGTTCAAGTCTTTTATTCATATAATCCACCCAAGAATCCGTATGACTGGGTTAACGAGTGGATTGAGAAGATGAAAGATGAACCAGATTACTTTATTGATAACTCAACGTACTTGGATGATAAGTTAGGGATTACGACTGATCAACAATTACGATTGATTGAGCAGTATAAGCGTAATGACTATGACTATTATCGCTGGTTGTACTTGGGTGAGGTTATTGGGTTAGGAACTAATATCTATAATGCTAAGCTGTTTCATCCGTTGGAAGTATTCCCAGATGACGATTACATCAAGTCGCTGTACTTCAGCCAAGATAGTGGTCAGCAAGTATCGGCTACTACGGAATTGTGTGTAGCATTGACGGCTAAGAAGCGCGTTATCTTGCTTGATACGTATTATTACAGTCCAGCACATCAATCTGACAAGAAACCGCCTAGCGAGCTTGCAGACGAGCTGTATGCGTTCGAGGAGAGTCGAGAGAAGCGATGGGGCAAGGTTGCGTGGAAGCGTTCAGCGGATGAAGCAACGTCCGATTACGCTATTGATCATGAGTATTACAGAAAACATGGTCGGCATTGGCATCATGTCCATAAAATTGAGAAGACAGCAATGATTGATCACGTTCAGGACCTTTTGGCTACTGGGCGTTTTTATTATCTCAACAATGTTGTCAATCAAATCTTTATCGACGAGCACCGTAAGTATCAATGGGACGGTGCCACGTTGAATAGTGAGAAGCCACGAGTAATTAAAATTGATGACCATACGTGTGATGCATTTCAGTATTTCGTGCTGGATAATCTTCGTGACCTTGAACTGAAATGGTAGGTGATGCAATTGGGACTGATTGAACGAGTTAAAAGCTTATTTAGAAAGGGGGCGAACGCCATGACAGGAGCTAACACTTTAAGTCGTATTACGGATGATAGCCGTATTAGTATCGATCCAGAAGAGTACGTACGGATCCAAACTGATTTAGACTATTACAGCGATAAACTGCGTTATATTCATTACCGGGGCAATGATGGCAACATGAAGCGCCGACCGAAGAATACAATCAACATGACTAAGACTGCTGCGCGGCGTATCGCCTCGGTAGTTTTTAATGAGAAGGCTGATATTCATGTTAAGGATAATCCGACAGCGGATGAGTTTCTTAACCGAGTCTTCTTAGAGAACGACTTTAAAAATAAGTTTGAGGAAGCCTTGGAAAAGGGCATTGCTCTGGGTGGCTTTGCGATGCGTCCTTATGTGGATGGTAGACATATCAAAATTGCTTGGGTGCGAGCTGATCAGTTCTATCCACTACAGTCGAATACTAACAGTATTGCAGAAGCAGCTATTGCTAGTCGGACACAGGTTACAGAAGGTAATAAAACCAAGTATTATACGCTGTTAGAGTTCCATCAATGGCAAGGCGGTCAGACGTATCAGATTACTAATGAGCTATATAGATCAGACAGTCCCGACATTGTTGGCAATAAAGTAGCGCTTAGCTCACTGCCTGTTTACGCAGATTTACAACCGTATATTATGATTGATGGTTTGCAACGCCCGCTGTTTGCGTATTGCAAGACTCCCGGTGCTAACAACGTCAATATTGAAAGTCCGCTTGGTATTGGTATTGTCGATAACGCTAAGAATGTCTTAGATGATATTAACGAAGTTCATGACCAATTTATGTGGGAAATTAGACTTGGTCAGAAACATATTGCCGTTAAGCCAGCTATGTTGAAGTTTGATGAAGAGCATAAGCTGACCTTTGATAGTGATCAGAACACCTATGTGTCCCTTATATCAGACGATGATAGTGGTATAGGTATCAAAGACATGACAACACCGATTCGTAGTGTGCAGTATAAGGATTCTATTGATCACTTTATCAAAGAGTTTGAAGTGCAAATTGGTTTATCATCCGGGACGTTCTCATATTCTGATGATGGTGTTAAGACGGCTACCGAGGTAGTTAGTGATAACAGCATGACTTATCAGACCCGTAGCAGCTATCTGACGATGGTCGAGAAGGCCATTGATGAATTATGCGTGTCAATATTTGAGCTGGCTAGTGCGCCGCAATTATACGATGATGAGCCGTTATTTAAGATTGACTTAGCTGCTAACCCAATTGAAATTGAATGCCATTTTGATGATGGTGTTTTTGTAGATAGAGGAAAGCAGCTTGAAGATGATACAAAGGTTCTAGCAGCGGGATCGCTATCCAAGCAAACGTTTTTAGTGCGTAATTACGGCATGTCCGAGGAACGGGCTAAGAAAGAACTGAAACTGATTCAGGCTGAATCGCCTAGCGATACATTTGAGGGCCGACAAATGGCTGATATTGGCGGTGGTGATGGTGAATGATTACCCAAGAGTCAATGATGAGCGATGCGGATGCGGATGTTGGTATCTATTCGAAGTTAGAGCAAGATATTTACGCAAAAATCATTAATACACTTAAAACAACTAAGTTTGATACGGTTGATAGCACTAATGTATTGAAGTGGCAGGTTGAACAGTTGTCTAAGATGGGCGTGCTTAATCGGCAAGTAATTGAGTTAGTAGCCAAGTATACTGGTAAGTCGCAACAAGCGATTAACAAGCTGATTTATGATAACGGTTTTCAAATCGTGAAGGAAGTCGATGCAACACTAAGCGACCAATTGCATAAAACTGTTGCGGTTGATGCTGATATTCGTGACACAATTAACTCTTTGAACAATCAGACTTGGCGTGACTTAGATAATACGGTCAACCAGAGCTTATTATCGACTAACTACGGCGAAAATCCAGCTATGCGAGCTTATCAGAGTATCATCAAGCAAACGACCACTGAAACGGTAGTCGGGCTCAAAACGCATGAACGGGCGTTGCGTGATACGGTCTATAAATTGGTAGATGGTGGCATTAAGTCGAATTTAGTCGATAAGGGCGGACATAATTGGTCACTAGAAGGTTATTCACGAACCGTAATTCAAACAACGGCTCACAGGACGTTTAATAACTTGCGTTTGAAACGGATGCAAGACTATGGGACAACGTTGGCTGTTATGAGTGCTCATCCGGCGTCGCGGGAAGCCTGCGCATCTATTCAAGGTCACGTTGTTAATCTGACGGTACCAGGTAGCGACACGTTTAACTCGAAGTATGACAGCATCTACAATCATGGTTACGGTACACCAGCAGGCACACAGGGTATTAATTGCTCCCACACGCTCTATCCGTTTATTGAGGGTGTGAACACTAATAACCAGCCGCAATATGATCCAGAGGAAGCTCAGAAAAATGGTGACATTCAGGCTAAACAGCGTGGCTATGAGCGTGCCATCCGTCAGACTAAAAAGAAGTTAGCTGCTGCTGAAGAGTTAGGCGATGATGTTGGCGTAGCACGGTATAAGTCGAGGATTAGTGACCAACAGAAGTCAGTTAGAGCATTGGTTAAGGATCATGATTTCTTGCATCGGGATTATTCACGTGAGCAAATCTATAGTAAGAATCCTGTAACACGGGATGAAAGTGTTGGCTTAACTGAAGACCAGAAGTATACTCGAACTAAGATAGAAAATGGTGAGTGGGGTAAAGTCATTAATTCTGATAAACAGGAACCTCATATGGAGTCGACTCACACTCAGGGTAAAAGTTATTTTCGAGATGATGTTGATGTCCAAGGGCTACTGGATAAGTATGCTGGAACTGGTCAGTTAATGAGAACTGCAAAGGGACAATATAAAAATACGGAACTTGTTAAGGATGTTTCGATTAGAGGAAAGGTAATTGATAAGGCCGGTGTGGAGCATCCAATCACTGGGATTACTATTCATCATTCAAGCAAGCGAACGCATATTGTTCCATATGCAGGAAAGGAGTAGTTTTATATGGATCTATTTTCATTTTTAAATAAAAGAGTATCAATTGAGTTCAATGATGGCGATGTTTTAGAAGGTAAAGTGGTGCACCATACGGTAGCGGGAGATAACGATCCTGAAGAGGAGTCAATTACTTTTATTCCTGAAACTGGTGCTATGAAAAACCAAGAAGCCGAAGTTTACGAACATGAAGTGAAAACTGTGAGAGAGATTTAGGCGACTGAATGCAGGTCGTCTTTTTGTTTGCCCTGAGTATGGCGCTAAACTGCTCTTTAATTATGCAATCAATTCACGTGGCCGTTACCGCGTAATAAATAACGTTAGGAGAGATTGGCATGGAACGTAAGGATTTAACTGCATTAGGATTAGATGATAATCAAACAACGGAGGTGCTGAAACTTTACAATGTTGGGTTAGAGCCTGTTAAACAGCAACTTGCGGATGCTAGTTCTGAATTGGACTCAGCTAAGAAACAAGTAACTGATCGTGATGAACAAATCAAAACGTTAGGCGAACAGGCTGGTAATTCGGAAAAACTTAATAAGCAAGTTGCTGAATTGCAACAGACTATTAAGGACAAAGATGCAGACAGTGCTAGTCAACTTACTCAGGTTAAGACTGATAATGCAGTACAAATGGCGTTGCGCGACGCAGGAGTACGAGATGCTAAAGCAGTTTTACCTTTCATTGACATGGACACCGTGAAGTTAGGCGAAGATGGTCAGTTAACTGGTATTGGTGAACAGGTTACTAAGTTGCAAGAATCACATGATTATCTGTTTAACAAAACGGATGATGATGGCAAAAAGCCGGGTATTAAGATTACAACTGGCGGCAATCCGAGTGGCACAGCGGGTGAAGGAGAAGAAACCATGACTGCTCGTGTTGCTGCGCGGATTGCTGGCGGAGATAAATAGGAGGAAATTTAAATGACTTTAGTTTTAGATCAAAAAGATTTAAATACAATTGATAAGAAGTTTGCTGCAGAATCACAAATTTGGCAGCCATTACAAGGTGGTGCTAAGTCTATTACAGCCGCAGACTTTGATGGTGTTAATACGGTTCGTATTAATAAGATGGATGGTTTTGCGGAAGCAACTAAGTATGTACGTAATGGTACTAATGAACGGCATAATATCAATGTAACCAAGGAACCAATTAAGCTTACTCAGGAAGACTGGATTGGGTATGATTTAGATAAGCTTGATCAAGGGGAAAGTGGCGCGTTAACTGTCACAAACCTTGTTGAAGAACATCAACGATTGATTACAGTGCCACACAAAGATAAATTCATGGCGCAAACCATTTTTGATAATGCTGGCACAAAGGTTACCAACACTATTGATACTAAAAATGCACTGGCAGCGTATGACGATGCAGAACAGTTCATGTTGGATAACGAAGTACCTGGTGGGTTCGTTATGTTCGTATCGAGTGGCTACTACAAGGCTTTAAAGAATGCTGATGGCGTTTCTAAGACGTTCTCCGTTAATGACATGAGTATCAACGGTATTAATCGTAAGGTAGGCCAAATTGACGGTAGTGTGCCAATTATTCCTGTTGCTAAAGATCGTATTCAGGGATTAGAAATTGCGGATGCAGTTAACTTCTTCTTGTTACCATTATCGGCAGTAGCGCCAATTACTAAGTACGATTCTATTGATATCATTTCTGATGATACCGACCGTTCTGGTTACCGCACGACTGTGAAGGGATTATCTTACTACGATGCTATTGTGTTTGATAATGCTAAATCAGCTATTTATGTAGCTGCTACTCCAGGAACGACAGTGGGAAACTAGCGGCGGCTCCCACAGCGGAGCCGTTACCAAGCGAGGATGCAGTAACTGTTCCTCAGATTAAAGCCTATCTTGATAAGTTGAGTGTTGATTATACAAATGACATGCTTAAGGATGACTTATACAGCTTGCTTAAAGAGAACTGGAAGTGATTAAATGGCTTATTTAACGTTTGATGAATATAAGGCACTGGGGTTTACTCGGATTACGGATGTGAATGTATTTAACCAACATGAAGTAGCCGCTGAAACGCAACTCGATATTACGACCCAGTTCTTTTACAACGCTGATTTAGCAGCTCATTCATTGAGTGATGAGCTGGCTGGTGAACAGTGGCAAGCATTCCGGGCTAAGCAGTTTAAGCGAGCGGTAGCGTTACAATGCGAATATTTCGACGAGTTAGGGGCCGACACGCCGGTAGGTATCGCTAATAGTGATCTATCCAGTGTCGAGATTGGTCGAACTCATTTGCAAAAGAATACTAACGTTAGTGCTACTAATTACGGTAAGACTGGTTTAGCAACCGGAGTAGCCGCTATCCTAGCACAGATTGGATTAATGCAGCGGGCGGTGAGGTATCGATGATGAAGCCACCAAAGCGGATGTGTCAGCAAACTGTTACGTTGACCCTGACTGATTTGAGTGAAACAGATGATTGGGGTAATCCATTGCCCGGTGAGACATTTACAATTGAACATTGTGTTGTACAACCCCAGACGATTTATGCTGGGAGCAACAACAACCGGACAATCGTAGCTAATGCGGTTGTTTTTTTGTACGCCGGAGTTAGCGCGCCATTACCAACGATTACTAAACAGAACGCAGGCTCTAAGCTGTTATTTGAAGGTAACGAGTACACCGTAAAAACTATTATTGATAACCGCGACCCGTACAGCGATGCACGTTATTCGTACGAATTAGAGGTGCTGTGATGGTTCTGAAAGTAAACGTAGACCTTGATAGGTTTATGAGTCAAACGAGCCCAAGCAACATTAAACGGGCACAGTATGCATTGGTTAATCAGGCTTTATCTGATATGGAACAATTTGTGCCTAAGAGTCAGGGTTATTTACGTGATTCAGGACACACTACAGCGGATGGTGACCAGATTACTTATACGATGCCATACGCTAAGCCACAATTTCGTGGAATTACGAATGGTCATCCGATTACTAATTACAGCACACCTGGTACGGGGAAACGATGGGACTTGAAAGCTAAGTCCTTGTTTATGAGCAGCTGGGTTAAAGCATTTACTGAGGGGATGAAGTAATGGATTTACTAGAACGGTTGGCAAGTGTAATCAATCAGACTCCAAATCTGCCAATGAAGTGTAAGTTAGGCTATCTGACCGTCGCTGACTCACTTTCGTTGTATCCACTACCTGGTAGTCGGGTGCTTGACGAAGACTATGCGGGTAACCAGCAATGGCAAATGAATTATGAAGTTGGTTTTCGTACTCAAGATCAATCTAAAGCGAACTCAACACTGTGGCTCGTTTCACAAACGTTGGACGTACTGACGGATGAAGAATTAATCAGTAGTAATAGCAGCTTTGAGTTTGAATCGTTAACGATTAACGGACAACCCAGCATTTCAGAGCAAGATACTCAAGGTTATACGACGTATCAGCTCAGCTTTTCCGTAATTGTTAATACTTTTGCAGACGCTAGTTAGCGTCTTTTTTATATACAGGAAGGAAGTAGTTATTAAATGGCAAAATTTAAAATGAACTATAAAAACATCTTTGAGATTGATACTGCTGGTAGTCAGGATCCCAAGGATGTAACAAAAGCAACGTTTGCACCCTTGGCAGCGGGAATTTCGGGTGTTACGCCAGCAGCAAATGAAACGGATGACAACACTGCCTATTATGACGGTTCTGGTTTCACCGATACTGATGTAACTGGGAAGCGGATCACATTAGCGTTCAGTGGTCATCGAGTTGTTGGAGATAAGGCGCAAGACTACATTGCAAGCAAGTTCCTTGCTATTGGACCTAATCTAAAGACTCTTGCTCGTTGGACCGATGCTGATGGCAATAAGATTATCTCACTGGTTACTATGACGGCAATCGTTCCAATGGGTGGTAATGCTAACGCTAAGCAAACGTTTAGCTTCACACTATCATTCAATGGCAAGCCAATCATGACTGATAATGCCGGTAAGACGGTTGAATTTGATGAAGATGAAACGACTAGTGCGGACGGTGCGATTACCCAAGGCTAGTAAACGAGGGCTTGGCCCTCATACATACAAATAATAGGAGGAATTACAATTATGACAATTAATTTAGCAGGCGGTCCCAAGGAATATGCAGAGTTTAGAATCGGTGATCGTAAGGCAGAATTATACTTTAATGATGAGCTCAATTTGAAAATTGCAAACACGCGTTTAAGTGTGGGGAAACGATTAGACGAGTTGGATGATCAAAAGAAAATGAAGGCTTTGGACAAAAAGTCAGTTAGTGACCAGCGTGATTACCTGGATGGTTTGTATAAAGGATTGCGTGAGGAGTTAACGGGGTTCTTTGATGAACAATTTGGTGAAGGAGCTGGAGCAGAGCTATATAAGTTAACTAATAAGAGCACAGAGCGGATGTCCGCGGCATTTTTCATGGTTGTTAAAGAATACGATGAGTTACGCGCGGCCCGAGATAGATATATTAGCGATTTGTATAAACCAAAATCACGTAAAACAAAAAAGAAGTGATGTAAATGCTTAGTTTAACCAAGCCACTTGATGACACAATCACAGTTGGTGACACTGAATGGACTATTGATTTTAGTTTTGACAATGTACTGAAATGGTATGCCATGCTTAACGATGATTCAATTAGCGATAGTCAAAAGATTTATCTGGCATTCGACTTGTTTGCTAATGAAGAGGCTACACCAGATCAGATGGTTGCTGTGGTGTCAGAGGTGTCTAAGTACGTGCAACAAACAGTTTATGGTAATCAGGACGATGAGGATAGCGTTGATTTAAATGGTGATCCTATGCCACAAGAGCAATTTTTTAGCTATGAAAAGGATGCGGATGCAATTTATTCGTCATTCATGGTTGATTATCATATTGACTTAATTGATGAACAAGGCCACTTGCGGTGGGAAAAATTTAAAGCATTGCTTGATGGGCTGAGTGATCAAACGTTATTCAGGCGTATTGTGGCTATTCGACAGAAACCACAGACTGGACTGGAGGGTGAAGAGCTGGCTAGTTTACTTGAAGCCCAAAATTATTACCGATTAGATGACGAAGATACACAATCAAATTTAGACAGCCGAATAGGACAAGTATTCAATATGTTAGTAGAGACAGCAAAGGAGGATTGATCTAATGGCGGACGGAACAGTAACAATTGATGTGTTAATGGGCACTAAATCGTTTATGAGTGATCGTGAACGGGTTGAAAGCTTATTAACAACGCTGGGAGCTAATGCCGGTGATCAAATGGATCAATCCTTTGCTACTAACTCTAGCAAGGTTAAAGCCGAAGCTGAACAGACTCACAGTAAGGTCAAAGCTGAATTTAATAGCCCTATCGAAGCTAAATTAGTCGCTAAAGCGGAAAAAGCTGGTATTACTAACTTCAAGTCGTTGTTAAATCACATTCCTAAGGAAAAACGAACCGAACTAATGGCTAAGGTTGAACGTGGTGAGGCCATCAACTGGGAAGAAACCATGCGGCAAATGCCGCGCTCTATTGTCACTAAGATGCGAATCGATAAGAATCAAGCGTCAGAGGGGTTAAGTAGTCTAAAAAAGCAAACTGAGAGCACTAGCAAAGGCTTCTCTCATCTAAAAGAGATCATCGCTGGTACATTCTTGGGTGGTGCGGTTCAAACGGGCGTTCAAATGTTAGTCACAGGTTTAAAGGATGCTGCCAAGGCTGGTATGGAATACAACAAAGAACAAGATACTATGAAGACGGTTTGGACGGCATTGACAACTGAAGCACCAAAAGATGGAACAACTTTAGTTGATTATATTAATTCGTTGTCGCAGCACTCTATTTATGCAGCAGATACGATCAATGCAATGGCACAAAGTTTTTATCATGTTCATTCTAATGTTGATGAAACTAAGCGTTGGACCGATTCGTTTGTAGCTTTAGGTTCTACACTTCACATGAGTAATGATGCAATGGCTGAATCCGGTGAGCAATTCGCAAAAATTGTTGCCGGGGGTAAAGCAAGCGCTGAAGATATGTCGGTTATGATTAATCGTTTCCCAATGTTTGGTGAAGCTTTGCAAGAAGCCACTGGTAAATCGATGAAGCAGTTATATGCTATGTCAGCTTCTGGCAAGCTCACAGCGACTCAGTTTACTGAAGCACTAGATTATCTAGGCAAGAAGTATAAAGGTGGCACAGCGGAAGCCATGACATCATTTCAAGGGATGTCAATGTACATTAAATCCCGTTGGTCAGTTTTAACCGGTAATATTATGGCTTCATCATTCCAGATGTCTAAAGGTGTTGCTAAGGACATGAAGAACTTGCTGTCTGATGACATGATGAAGAAATATGCTGATTTAGCGTCTGGCGCAATTTCAACGGTAATGCAATGGTTGGTAAAGCTTATCAAGTATGTTGATGGTCACAAAAATACAATAGTTGATATTATAGGTAATCTCGGCACTATTTTGGGGATTGTCGGTAAAACCGTATGGAAGACGTTCAGTAATATTATTTATGATATTGCAAAAATGTTTGGACTGGTCAATGACAATGCTAAGAAGTCTAAGGACCCGCTAGATCGTTTGGATGATGCGTTAAAAGGATTATCTAAAAATCAGGAGTTAATTGAAAACTTAACAAAAGCCTTTATTGCTATGTTTGTAATTAAGAAAGGCATGGAGTTTATTAGCATGCTGGCGACGTTGAGAAGCGCACTGGTCCAAACTGCTGCAGTATCGAAAATGGTTGATTTGATGGGAGGCAGTGGCGGTGTAAGTCTTGGAAAGACAGCTACTCAAACTGCCGAACAAACGGTAACTAAAGAAGTCGGTGAAACAGCGGCAACTACAGGTGGTAGTAAAGCATTAGGTAAGCTATTTGCCAAGGGTGGTGCAACTACTACCGCTGAACTTGAAGCTGCTAGTGGCGTTGGTGGGTCTAAGCTTTTATCCGGTGTGTCTGGCTTAGCTAAAGCAACGCCATATTTAGGATTACTTGCATCGGTACCAGAGCTATTTGGAACGACCAAGAAAACCTTTGGCAAGCATTTCGGTGGTTTTGCTGGATCAGCCGGTGGTGCAGCAGCAGGCGCAGCGGCCGGATCGGTTGTTGGACCAGTTGGAACAATTGTTGGTGGTGCTGTCGGTGGAATAGCTGGTAGTAAGTTGGGTCAATCAATTGGTGATGATATTCAAAAAGGTGTCACTAAGAATTTCCCTAAATTAACCGCGAAGATGTCCGACTTAGCACATGACATGTCAGATAAGTTTAGTGGCAGTTTTAAACCATCGTTGAATGATAAACAATTTTCTAAAACGTATGCGTCATTGTCGGGAAAATTGAATAAGCAGGCCACTTTGAAGATTAAGACTGATACATCTAGTATTAAAAAGGCTAGAAGCGAGACGGATTCTACTTATGACAAAATGAGGAAGTCCGTTGATAAGTATTATGGTCATAAACGGCAAGCGTCTATCAAGGACTACGCTACTCTGGTTCAGAACGGGACAATGACTGAAAAAGAAGCTAACAAGTCGTTAAACAAGGCTAAGGAAAACTACACTAAACAATCTGAATCTCAAAAGAAATCAATTGCTAAAATGAAAGGCGATTCGGATAGCTACTATAAAACATTAGGCACGTTAGAATCGAAGAAGAACAAAGCCTTGGACGCTGCTCGTAAAGCTGACGGCAAGAACCATGATAAGTATTTGAAAGATAAGAAAAAGATTGAAGATCAGTATGAATCTAAAACGTCAACGGCACGTAAACAATACTTATCTAAGTTAAGTAAGGATGAAGCTAAGTCTAACGATGCTGTTACTAAAGCTACTAAAATTTCATCGGGTAAGCAGTTAGATATCTTGGAGAATTTGAAGGATCATAAAGGTAAACTTTCTAAGCAGCAAATGACTGAAACTATCAAGAGCTCTCTTAAAGAGCGAGATGAGACGATTAAGAATGCTGGCAAGACGCGTGACAAGTCCGTTGACTCCGCAAATAAGAAGTATAAAGAAACAGTTGCGGCGGCCGACAAGGAGCGCTATGAGAACGGCACTATGAGTCGTAAACAATACGATGAAGTGGTTGAGAAAGCAAGAAAACAGCGGGACGATTCAATAGATGCTGCGGACACTCAAAAGAAACACACTATCAAAAAAGCCGAAGATACTCATGAAAAGGTTGTTGATGAAGCAACTAAACAAGCGGGCGAACATAAAGGCGCGGTTGATTCTGAAACTGGTGAAGTTATTAATAGTTGGGGCGAGTTTATTGCTGACATGCGTCTTACATGGAATGGCATGATTGGTGGTATCAATGGTGTCTTACATGCCTTGAATAAAGGTTGGGGTAATATTCCAACTTGGAAGGAATCAGGTAGTAAGCATGCCGCTGGTCTTAACGGTTCTATGGGTGAGCATACCGCCCTTGTCGGTGAAGAAGGTTTTGAATATATGGGAACGTCGAATGGATCAATTATGCCAATCGGTGCTAACGGTCCAGAAATTCGGAACATTCCCGCTGGCGCTTCAATTTTGCCACATGGTATGTCGGTTGAATTTGCTCAAATGGCTAAAGGATTGCCTGGTTATAAAGTTGGACTTCCTGGTTGGTTAACCAGCACATTTAGCACTTTGAAGAAGGGTACTGAAGGTGCCGCTGACCTTGTAATTAAGGGTGCTAGTGGTGTAGTCAATAAAATAGCTGATGCAACAGGTATTAATAAACTTGCGAAGATGTTTACTGATAACACTACGGCTTACGGTGCGATTGCCAGCGGCGCCAAAGACGCCCTGATTGATAATGCAGTTAAGTATGTGCAAGGTTTCTTTGATCAATTTTCAAGCACCTCAGACGATGGTTCTGGTTCATTAGTACCACATTTCGGTTCACCGTTTAAAGAGTCATCTGGCTATGGTCCACGTTCAGGTGGATTCCACAAAGGTATCGATTTTGCAGCACCACTGGGAACACCTATCCCAGCTCAATATGGTGGGACAGTTGTTCAAGCTGGTCCAGCCAGTGGGTTTGGTAACTGGGTTGTTATCAAGTCTCCTGGAGCATCAGTAGATACTATTTACGGACATATGAAGCGGATGAAAGTTAAGACTGGTCAGCATGTTAAGGCTGGACAAGTCATTGCATGGGTTGGTAGTGAAGGTCAGTCAAGCGGTCCACATGTGCACTACGAGCTGCGTGCTGGATTGGGTGGCAAGAGTTATAACCCCATGAGTTACGGTGCGAGCAAAGGTACTAAGCCTAGTGGCGGACATATGAATTGGTTAAAGCAGGCCGGCTTTAAACCAGCAGAGTATGTAGCTGCTAATAAAGTCATTATGCAAGAATCGGGATGGAATCCGCATGCTACAAATGGCAGTTCAGGAGCTTATGGATTGCCACAATCATTGCCAGCAAATAAAATGGCAAGCGCCGGGAGTGACTGGCGGTCTAACCCAATCACTCAATTGAAGTGGATGAAATCATATGTCGATAGCCGCTACGGTGGCATGAATCAAGCACTGGCATATCGTAACCGTGTAGGCTGGTATGGTAACGGTGGTTGGGGCGATTCTGGCAAACTAAATATCTTTAACGAGATTCCTGGCGAACCAGAAGTGGCAGTTAACCCAGCTAGAGATAGTGCTGATGGCTTAATTGTTGAGGCTGCACGTGCTCGTGCTAATAAGGCACCTAATGGATTAGTTGCTAAGGCAATGCGGGTAGTTGGAGCTGCAAGGGCAGGCATTCAACGTACGGCGCCAAGCTTTGCTTCGCATGGCGTGGCACAGGCAGAAGGGCAAGTTGCCGGCAGTCAAGCAATCGGTGGTGACGTGACGATCACTGTGCCATTAGATAGCGGCGTATTGACGCAGGCGGTATATCCTAAAGCAAAACTTATGCAACAGCGTGATATTACGATTCAAGCGAAGAAAGGAGGTTTGCATTAGTGAGTTCAATTGTTATTCAAAAGATGGACGGTACGGTTTATGATTTGGAAAAGCTAGGTATTCGTGTGATTAGTTTTGACCCGCCTGGGCCGAACTATCAACACACATTTACTCAGATGAACGAGTACAGTTCCGTGTTAACTGATACTCAGATGCAGCAAACAACAATCCCGTTAGTATTCAAAGTGAATGCGGCAGACAACTACGACTACGAGCTAAAGCGAATGCGTGTGCTCAAGGTATTTGCAGGTTATGAGCCGTTTTATATCATCAACCGACGTATTGCTTATTTACGCTGGAAGGTTGTGTCAGAGAGCTACACGTATGCTAGGCAGAGCAATTATTGGGGCACTCAAGCGATTACGGTCAATCTGACGTGTATTGATGGTGCGGCCGAAACCGTGCTAACGAGCCTTGATAAAGGATTCCTAAATGGGTTCGGTATGAGTGCCAGTTTAACGTCAGTGCCAAAGTATGAGTTCACTAATCAAGCCAACTTCACGATTTGGAATGGCAGCACAATACCGTTGCGAGCCGAGGAGCACCCAGTATTGATTACACTAGATTGTGCTGCCAGTAAGGCGGTGACAATCAGTAACCAGACGATCAGCCAAAGTCTAACGGTCACCATGCCACTGACTAAGGGTAAACCATTGCAAATTTACGGCTTGAAGATGGTTGTTGGTGGCGCGTCGGTTTTTAGCAAATCAAATCACGGTTATCTGGACTTTGCACCGGGCGATAACAAATTAACTATTAGTGGGACTAGCGATTTTACGATTAGTTTTAAAACACATTTCTATTACTAGGAGGCTTTTGACATGCTCATTATAACGGACTACACAGGCGCATCAGAGGCGCTCAAAGTAACTGACCTGCAATTAACCTTGCAACTCGGTCAAGTCGCTCAGCTGGACTTCACGACATGGAATGAAGACAACAATATGACTGGTTATGCAATGTTGTCACCGCGGGCTTTAATTCAGGAACCTGATACAGGTATGCTGTTCCAGGTATCTGAGAACGATGGTAGCACGGCCGGCAAGTACTATAGCCGTTCGGTAACATGTCTAAGCATCATTCAAGACTTTAACGACAGTTATATTCGTAGCACGATTAAGGGCAAACAGACGCTCAAAGCCTGCATGGACTTGGTCACCAATGGCACCAAGTTCACGTACACGATCCATGATACAATCAGTGATCATGATTTTGGTGATGAAGAATTCGGTAATGGTCACGGCTTAGACTTGTTCTTGAACACATTGGTGTCTGACTTCGGTTTTGAGTGGTCCAACGACAACTATCGCATCGACATCTACAAGACGGTTGGTAAGCAGGACGCATTTGTCTTCGTGGACGGCGATGATGTCAACTCGGTTGCTGAGACTAACGATTACACGACAATTACTACTAAGATTCACGGTGAAGGTAAACACGACGATAATGATAAGCCAAGTTGCAGTTATGACTATGTAAGTCCGAACGCCAAGCTTTACGGCGAGATTGCAGCCGATGACTACCAGTCAGATAGTATCACGAGCGAAGATGAGTTGAAGAAGGTGTTGCCGGGACAGTTACAAGATTATCCTAAGGTGCAGTACACGGCTAACTTGAACACATTTCAGAAAGCTTCGCCGATTGGAGCAACTAACGATGCTTCTATTGGCAACTATGGCCATTTGCGAACTAGAAATGGCATTGACGTGAAGACACGGATTGTAGCTAAAACACTGTACTTGCAGAGCACGCACACTATCTCAACTGTGACGTTTGGCAACCTTAAAGCCGACCCGGCAATGATAACGGCACGCTTGCAGGCTAACCGTAGTCGAGATACTCAAGTTATTAAGCAGATCAAAGATGAGGGTAACAAACTGGTTGCTGGGGCTGCCATGAGCATTACGGTGTTAGATAAAGTGGGTGAAGTTGATGACTGAGATTCGACCTATTGCTGATAATGGTAAAGTAATGTTTTATCCGGCAACTCACTATCAAGCAGTTAAAGACCTTGATGTGGGTGTTACTAGAGTATTTATGGACAATCCAACTGAATTTTTTAATTTGCTGAAACCTAACATCAAAACGTGGCACAATGGGGAAATTACCAACTTAATCAAATTGCAGTCTCCTAATGGGACTGCTTTTTTAGTTTCAATCAGTGATGATGGAAAACTAATAATTACGAAGGAAGGGAATAGCGATGGCAATACAACTAGTAACTGACCAGTTCTCAGATAACTTAGACGGGACGTTTCGCAATGGGATGGTCGGCAACTTTAAAATCGTTGAACAAACTTTAAATGAGTTGCTAACGTATCAGGGTAACATCAATAAGCAGCTGAACACGTTGACGAAAAACATTAATTCAAGTGTTGATGGTAAATTGACTAAACAGGATTTAGCTTTGGTTGATAAGTTGAAAACACAGTCACAAGGCCTAACTGAGCGAATCAATCATATCATCATGGGTACTGACACGGATTCAATCCACGCCGTGCTGAATAATATGAAATTAGCTGGTGAACTTAAAGGACAGTGTGGTGATACAGGCAAAGCTGGTCGCGATGGCTTGGATGGTGAGAGTGCTTATCAAGTCTGGCTGGATGCTGGCAATGTGGGCAGTAAAGCCGACTACTTAGCCAGTATGAAAGGCAGTAAGGGCGATGTTGGTTCGGTTGGCCCTGCTGGTAAAGATGGTGCCATGAGTGCTAAAGATGTTACGGCGATGGTTACTGATTCGATAAATGGTATCAGTATTGGTACAACTAATTTGCTACTTTATACGAAGTTCACGCTCACTACTGTAACTAATATAATTGGATGGGTTCAAGTAGGACGAACGGCACCTGTTAAGACGGATTTGACTGGTAAATATACATTTGAGGGTTGGATAGACACGGCTATCGATAAAGCAGCAGCATATATCGATGTGAGGGATAAAGTCACAGATAAGCAATTGTCTATATATACAAACCGAATGTTCGTAGAAGGTGGCGATAGTGGGTATGCCGCATCAACAGTGGATATTCCTGAAAACGCATATATTAAAGCATGCTGGTTAGGATATACCAGCGAACAAACTACTCCGATAAGTATAACTTATGGACGTGAGAAGTTTGTCTATGGTGACAAGATTACTGACTGGTCACCTGCTCCGGACGATAAAGTGACGGATAATCACGATGGCTCTATCACGGTAAACGGTAAACAAGTTAATGTGACTGGTGCTACCTCTGTTCTTCAAGGCAAGACATTGGACATTATCGGTGATAGTTACGTGGCTAATAACGGTCAATCAGTATCAGAGACGTGGCACTATAAGGTAGCTAATCAATATGACATGATTTACAACAATTATGGTGTCAACGGTAATGGCCTAATCACTGCAAAGGCGACGGGTACACCAGTAGTTGACCGAGTGACTGATATGGATAGTACAGCTGACTATGTGGTTGTGGTTGGCGGCAAGAATGACTACAATCAGCAGCTTGCAATTGCCGACTTTAAAGCCGGATTAGTCAAACTGATTCAAGAACTGATTGAACGTTTCATCGGTAAAAAGATTTGTTTTTTCACGCCCTGGTCAATCGTAGAATCAGAAATAATGAATATCCCGCTAGTTCAGTATTCGCAGGCAATTGAAGATGTATGTGGTGCATATTCTATTCCATGCTTCAATAGTGCTAAGCGTAGTGGAATTTTAGCGTACAGTGATGTATTTAGGGCTAAGTACTTCCAAACTAGTACTGATCAAAGCCACTTAAATGATGCTGGTCATACTTTATTTGTTAACCCGGCTACCAAGTTTTTAGAAAGCTTATAAGAGGTGAATTAAGTGGAAATTTTAAAATTTAATGTGGACCTGGATAAGCGAAATCTAGTTGAAGATAAGCAAAACTTTGACATTGATTTTCATGATTCAAAATATAATTGGATTCAAGCCCGCCAGTACGAAGACTCAATGCGTCAGGTCGAAGTACATGTGGTGCATGGCGATAATTCGCCGTTTGACCTTACTGGTGTGAATCCGAACTTCTTTGGGTGGTTGCCAGAAGGGAATTACCGAATCATCGACGCTAAGCATGCGGTTATGCTGGATCCAAGCAACGGGATTTTTAGATTTGACTTCCCAGCGGCTGCGTTTGCAATGTCAGGATCTTACAAACAAGCCTTCTTCCGGTTGATGAAGGACGGCATGAACGTGTCAACGTTGGAATTCAGCTTGGACGTGCTAGCAGATAAGGTCATTTCAGGCCTGATTCCGAGCGACTACATCACGCCATTTATCGACCTGTACGGTGATTTAGGTGACATCGTGAAGAATGCCAAGGGCGATCTAGCAGCGGCACTAGCCGAATGGACCACTAAGTTATCAGCTTTGTTTAATCAGTTAAACGACCAAGGCGTTGATACTCAAACGATGTTGACAACTTTGGAACAACGAATCAAAGATGATGGTTTACTAACACAGGCTGACTTAGCTACAGCACTGACTAAATTTAAAGATAACTTTACGAAGCTTCAATCTAAGGTAGATGCGTCGGTTGCCAGTGCAACCACTTATGCGAATTTACGTCGATTGGGTCAGAAGTATCGGGTTCAGGGAAAGGTAGCGTCTAATGCTCAAGGGTTTGCCAGCTTAGGCGGAACGACAGTTGTTCAGTATTTTCAGAACTGGGCACCACTAGACGTTCAATACGGGACGCTAGTTAAATTTAATGTTGAAACCGGCACAGAACTTTTGACCAATGAAATTCATGGTTACCACGGAAATTCTATGACCTATAGCAGCAAAGATGGCTTGCTGTACATGGCAATGGCAGAGGATACATCTGCTGCTAAGGAAACTGCACAGAAAACTAAAATTCTGCAAATTGATCCAAGTGATTTAGCTATCAAAGCGACAATTGATTTAACCGCGAAGACTAGCTTAGATGAGATTCATTCAATTGGATACGACAGTGCCGATAACTGCTTTATTGTGGCTAATAACAAGACCTTAGAATTCTATGATGAGAGTTGGACATTACTGTTCACTAAAAATTGGGTTGACGTGATTGGTTACGAACCACCTTACATGCAAGGTGTTCAAGCACATGGCAATCGCTTATATTGGATTGGCGGTCGCAAATCACAAATTTGGGTATTTGACATTGATGTGGAAAGCCAAGACCTTAATTTTGGAACAATCTATACTTTTGATAGTTTTCAAGAAGGGCTATATCCAACTGGTGAACTGGAAGCATTAGGATTTAACGATGATGGTGATATTTATGCTGTGTCGCACGTTACGGTTGGCAACTGGGGTGGATTAACACAATATTATGTCACTCACAGTGATTTTAAAATTCCAGTCAGTGGTCCAGAAACAGTTGCTATCCAAGGTGCAAGTCCAATTCCAACTGAATTCTATGTTGGTACCAACACGGCATATAATCCAGATGGTACTAAATCGAATCCATTCGCGAGCTTGCTGGAAGCAACGACTTGTATGCGGACACCCTACACGCCATTTAAGACGTTGACCATGCTAACTGATATGGCAGAAGAAACCTTGGTGTTAATTGATATTGATTCTGCAATGGTGAATACACAGGCACACAAAGTCAAAGCGGCAGTGATTATCAATTGTAATAATCTTTATCTATCGGCACTTCAAACCGCTGGTTATTCGCGATATAAAATGAATGCACTTTACATCTATAATTCGCAAGTGCGAATCAACGACTGGAAATGTGCTAGTTTAAAATCAGTAGTGGATGTCAATGAGGATGTCCATATTGAGCGGAGCAATGCTTTTATCCAGGATAATTCTAAATCACGAATTGTGTTGTATAACAGTGTGCTAGAAACCGCAGGTAGTACTTATCATGTGGTCAAAGATAATTTTATGTCTAACCTGATGGGTAACCAAATATTAGGAACGATTACAAACGTTAAAGACGCCAACACCTTGACGACAAGTGATTTTGTATACTATCAAAATATGAATGTCCAGGTCACAACCGTCATTAACGGTAATACAATTGGTTTCCAATTAACATCGCCAATCAGCAGTAGTGGCATTGTTAACTTGATTGGGTATACTCAGTCATCTAATGTGCTTTACTTCTGTGCATTCCACTACGTCAAAGACAACGCGGCCAATACAACGATTGAATTTTATTCATTGCCAACTATGACTAAGTTAGTGCCGACCAGTTATGCTATCACGGCTACTGTATCAGACAACTAAGGAGGATAGTATGAAATTAACTTTAGATGAAGTTAACCACATTATAGGTGTTGATCAGAATAACAGCACTTATGACTACATTGGGTATGTACCTGATGACTTAGCAGAACACGCTACTGATGGTTTTTATATGATTGCATTCAATACAATTATGCCGGCGCCGATTACCGATACAGGGACTGTCACAACAACGCCATCACCAGTTATGCAGGCGGTCAATGCATTGGGACTTAAAGTGGCGGCGTTGGAGCAAAAGATTGGGAGTGACACGAATGTTTGAGTTCGTCAAAATGATGTTCAATGCTGGTTGTCAAGTTGAAGGATATGTTAGTTACGGTGCAATTACGGCCGAAGAATACAAGATGATTACCGGCGAAGACTATGTAGTGCCGGCCACCACATGATAGGAGATGTTGGAATGTGAAATTAACAGATTTTGGGTTAGCGTTAGCCACGATGGTTAATGGTCAGCGCTGGACACCACCACACTATATCATGGGCTATCAATTGGGTGAGTGGGCATCAATTGCTACGATTGTAATTTTCGTGTCTGGTCTTATTGTGGGCATTGTGCGTATTGGCGTGGTTAACCCTGCCCATATTGCGAATGAAAATTTGCAACATTCAATTGACCGGCTGACTGCGAAAATAGAGGGTATCGGAGAGAATTCAGATGCTGTTCACAAAGAACACGATAAACGTCTGGATGCGCATGATATTAAACTGGGTGAACATGAAATCGAGATTAAGAATTTAAAGGAGAAAATTGAAAAATGAATAAAGTAAAACTTAGTTTTAATAAGAAATCAGTGGCCGATATTACATCGGTTATTTTTATTGTTGCTTCTGGAATCGTCACATTAGGAACAGCGCTAGGATATACATTACCGGGAGCGACTTCAGACACCATCAACGCGTGGGTAAGTGCCATTACGTTAATTCTTGGTTCTGGCGGTTTGTTACGAAACACGGCCAATAAAGGGGATGGATTGAAAGATGAAGTTCAAAAATAAATTAGTGTTAGTCGGGGCGGCCACAATGGCAGCTCTTTTTTTAGGGCTAAATGCAAGCGCCGCTCGTATGGATATGGTCGATGTATCGAACAACAACGGCTATATGAGCACTGCTGAGTACGTTTCAATGCGTAACGAATTTGGTGTAAAGGCACTTACCGTCAAGATTAGTGAAGGTACCACGTTCAAGGATGGCTACGCTGCCAGCAACATTGCTAATGGCCAAGCGGCTGGCTTATATGTCAACGGCTATCACTTCGCACATTACAAGACTAAAGCCCAAGCCGTTGCCGAAGCTGATTATGCTGGTCAGGCAGCAAAGGCCGCAGGGCTACCAGTTGGTGCGGTATTGGCAACGGACGTAGAGGCTGCTGAAGAACAGGGAATCTTATCCCAAGCAACTAATGATCGCAATAATGCGGCCTTCATGAAAGAGATTCAGAAGTTTGGCTACCGGACTGACATTTATACCTCTGGGTCATGGGCCAATAATAAGATGACCATCAAGGGTAAAACAGGTTGGATTGCTGGCTATCCATATGTCATGTCCGGTCAAAAATGGTATACGAATAACAATGCATGGCAATGGTCCGGTTCTGCACATTTCCGGATAAGCTATGGCGGTTTTGATGTTAGCCAACTTTATAATGACTACTATACAGCCGGTCAGAAATCGACAGTCAAGCCAACTGATAAAGATGCAGTCAAGGAACAGAATAAAGTTGCTAACAAGAATGGTCAAAAGACCAGCACTACTGCAAACTGGGTCAAAGAATCAAAGACCTACACACTGACAACACCGGTCAAGCTCCGTACAGGTGCATCAACATCGTCAAGCGTGATTACAACCTTGTCAGCTGGTTCAACTATCAAGACGGATCAAGCGATTATTCAAGGTGGCTATCGGTGGGTGCGCCAACCACGGGGTAACGGTTATGCTTATATGGCAACCGGTCCCGCAAGTAATACGCTTGAATACGTGACAAGTGGTCTTGCTCACACGTATTATAAGGTCGTTTCAGGTGATTCATGGTGGGTAATTGCTCAACGTAATGGTCTGAGCATGACTACATTGGCAGCACAAAACAGTAAGAACATTTACTCGGTGATTTATCCTGGTCAAACATTACAACTTAACTAAACGAATCCCGCACTAGCCTTAATTGGCCGGTGCGGGATTTTTTTGATTACAGAGGTTTTAATATCTTATCATCTATCAGTCTTCTTGTGCTTTTAGCCATTTGATTAATTCTTATGGACTCATTTTTTTTAATTTCATCAAATTTTAGTTGCATCAGTCGTAAAGTTGACTGCAATTGTTTATTTGCCAACTGTTCCATCGAATAACTTTCTGGGGAATCTAAAAGTGTTTCAAGTAAAGACTGGAAGCTATAGGCGTAATCAGCAAAGTCACTACAAAACATACTGTACTGATTGTTACTCTGATAAATTAGTTTATAAATTCCTGCAATCAGTTTTAGTTGCTCATTCTTTTTTACTTGTACGTTCCTTGATAGTTGTTTACCAGATGGGAAATTGAAAAATTCTGTCCCCAATTTTGTTTGTTTTTCTGGCTTTTTCGTGTCATAGCGTTCACTAGAATCAATATGGGAAATTATTTTTCCCAGAAGGACTACTAATAGATCACAAGCTCTTACTCCGGACGCTTCTCTGGAATCTACATCAGATTTAATGTCCTTAAAATCATTTTCCTGATATCCATCTTTGGGAGCGTCTTGATCTAAGTAAATACTGATAGTATTCCTTGGTGAGTCTACTTGATCGGCTAAGACAAATAAATCAAGACCAAAAGCTAACTGATCGGTCGGAAATACGGCACTATCAGAAATAATCGTATCATCGCCTGGGCAGTTATCTAATATATGCAATAGTTGATTATATGCATTGAATTCCGATTGCATTCTTGGTATATTTGCATTTTTTTTAGTGAAATTTTGAAGACAATTGCGTAATTCATTCAAAATCTGATTTGTGGTTAAAGAGGGATTACTGAGTGCCTGAGTAAATGTGCTTCCGTAACTAGAATCTTCCGTTCTAAGATATTTAGTTATTGTATAAAAGACAAAATGCAAATTTATTGAATAATTTTCCTCTAGAGAAAACAGCCAATTCTTCAACTTGTGGGCAACTAATACCTGGCTTTTGTCAAGCAGGCTTAGTTGGAGTGTTGCCCCCACATCGTTAATTAAATCGATTAAGCTATTGAGAAGTATAGCCGAATCTGTTTTTATATCTTGAAAAACATTTACTGATTTGAAGATATCTTTTCCCTTTATTTCATCGATTTGAGAGTGCTTTTGTCGGTACTTTTCTTCTATATTATTGTAGACATATTCAAAATAACTTTGCTTATCTTTAGGAATGGCTAAATAAACACACACATATGCAGGAATATTGTCTCCTTGCTGATAGTTAAACTGATGACTGCTATTTTTGCTTTGTCGTATAGTTTTAGTTGGACCCTTTTCATCGAAAAAAATATTAACATCTTGCAT